TAGTTCAATGGGCTCTGACCTTTCCCAACCTACGTCGACATCGCTTACGCTACCTCTCGCTTCGTTCCTATTGCTAAAGAGTTTTTATGAACTGTGTTGTGTTTTTCGATTGCTAACAGTCAACCTACATCAATCCTGCCGCCCTACTACCGGACGCGGCTCAACGTGTACGAGTGTCCTTATCACAGGACCTTTTCCTCAGCGGTATTTGTAAACTGGCCCGCTAACCTTATGTGTTAGATTGTTTTGCCTTGATGTTTTGTTCTAGCAATGCCTGTTTGAGTTTGTCTGATCCGCCTACTCTAACATTAATGATACCATTATAGTAATCATCAGTTTCAAGTACTCGCCTGTCAAACTGTTCTCGTGCCTCTATGTAGGACATTTCGCCCCTACCTTTACATAGGTATAGTATTTCTCTTGTAAACTTGTCTTCGCCTAGTTTGGCAACATCTGCGTTTAGTCTATCACTAGATCCCCAGTAATCTTTCCAATCGCTTTCTTTAGTGCCTCGTCTTTTATTCTTTTTGCCTTTAAGTGGTGGCTTAGTAGTCTTAAATTTTGCTAGTTTTTTACCTATATATTTTTGGCCTGTAGTGGTATTAGTAATAAGATAAACAAAGCCTTCATACTCATCTGGTATTTCGTCTATTATTTTGTCTTGATAAGTCCACTGCATGAACTTATATATGTGTGCCTGTTATTTTGGACCACCGGTCCTGGTTGTTCTTGTTGTATTGTGTATTGTGTGTATTTCTTCTGCCCGATCTTTTGCTAATCTACGTATTTCACGTAACCATTTTCTGCTTTCACGGTGCGTTCTTACAGAATTACGAGCTTCAAACTTTTCATTTGCTTTAAAGTAAGCCATATATGCTTTAGTTAAAAGATCGTGCGTATCATCACTCATTGTGTATCTCTACATCGTTTTCGTATGAAGTAAACCCGTTTTCTTTTATTACTTTAAGAACATGTGTTACTCTTCCTACCAGTTCGTCTTTGTGCGATATTAAGTATACGTTTTTTTGACGTTCTCGACCCATTTTCTTAAGAACTGTTAGTGCGTTTTCAACGCCAGCAGTATCTAATCCATTATCAATAAGTTCGTCAATAAACAACAAGTTAATATTTTGATATAAACTTTCCCAAACATCTCTAAACGCAAAGCTCATACCAAGTATAAGTCTATTACGCTCGCCTCTACTTAAATTATCAAAGTCTAAATCTTGTCCTAATTGTGTAATTTCAACTGCTAGATCATTCTTAAATACAACCTGATGCGGTAGTCCTAGTTTATCAAGGTACGTTGTAAGTCTGTTATTAAGATATGCTAAGTTTTGATCAATAATTTTTTTACGTATAAAACTATCTTTGTTTGTTAACAGTTTTAATAAAAACTCCTGATGGTCTTTTAAGTCAGTATATGTATTAATTGTAGCCCAGTCAATTTCTTGTATAGCGGTTTCTTTTAAATCTTTTATTTGTTCAGCATAAGGATCGTTTTCTTCTTGTTTACTAATTAATGCTTTTTGTAAATTCTCAACATTGCTTCTATGGTCATATGCTTCTTTAGCAGTTTCATAAAATGTAGTAGGCTTTCCATTTATATCACCAATAGAATCTAAAGAAGCCATAACGTCTTTTACTTTACCGTTAATTTCTTCTTGATATGATTTAGCATCAGTAAGCTCTTTAGATTTACGTTCGGCAATTTCTGCTTTTTTGTCTGCGTGAAGTTCTTGTCCACATGTATAACACACAGCATCTTCTAATTCTGCGATGTCTTTATTAACTTTATTAACACTCTTATCAGCACGTACTAGTGCTGGTTCTAATGTACTAAGTTCTTTCTTAAGAGCCATAATAGCATTATTATGTTCAGTCCAGTTAGATAGTTTTTCATGCGAATCTAACTCAGAATCAATATCTAAATGCTCTAATTCGTCTATTCCTTTGCGTAGTTTTTCTATGTCTTGTGATTGTTTTTCTTTCCAAGCACTTTCTTTTAATTCTAAACTGCGGATAGTACTGCCAATATGTTCGTTACTAGATTGTTGTGCTGTAAGTTTAGCATTTTCTTCAGTAATATTTTCTTTAGTTTTTCTAATTTGTTCTTTAAGTGTTTCTGCTTTTTCACTTAGTATTGTAATGCCGAGCAACTGTTCAATAATATCTTTTTGATCGTTAACACGCATACTTAAAAACGGTTCAGTGTATGTATTGAGTGCTAAGATATGCTTAAACATATTATGACTCATACCAAGTAAGTCTTGAATATCTTCTTGTGTTTTGCGTGAATCGCCTTGCGACTCGTCTAACATTTCTTGTTCTTGCCCGTCTACATAAAACTTTAAAATATTAGGTGAACGACCTCTTTCAATTTTATATTCTCTGCCGTCTTTCTCAAAAGACAGTGTAACTAACATACCTTTGCTATTAGTTTTATTAATTAGATTATTACGTTTGATATTTGTTAACGCAAGTCCGTACAATGCGTAAGACAACGCATTAATAATTGTAGTTTTACCTGTACCGTTACGTGAACCGCTATCGTCACCACCTTGGTCAAGATTTTCTCCTAGCACAAGCGTAATCTGTTGTGTATCAAAGTCAACTGCTTGAGTCTGATTGCCCACACTCATAAAGTTCTTAACCGTTAAGTTTTTAATTTTTATCATAGTTCGTCATATATCCCTAATAGAACACTTTTATTATAATTTTCAGTATCAATTGCTGAAATTTCTTTAGTAACAATTTGATCAACACTTTCAAAAGTACTAATATCAATATCAGTGTGTATCTCTTCGTCTTGTTGACTAGGAATTAGTGTAATCTCTCTACAACCGTGTTGAGTAATATATGTTTCTTTAATAAATTGTGCTTCTTCGTAACTAATTGGCAAGTCTAGTGTAACACGCAAATACATATTAGGTTTAATAATATCTGAGTCCGGATCAAGAAGTTTACTAAGAGTAGTTGTTCGATACTTAGGACAGTCAGGCCAATTTAAATATTTAGGTTCTTCATTATTTTCTTTATCAAGAATCATCATTCCGCGATCATCATCCCACGCATCAGCATAGTTGTGAGGAAAAGCATTACCTAGATATTGTATTTTTCCTTGTACTTGCCGTTTGTGGAAGTGTCCGCTAAACACATACTCTTGATGTTCAAAATGTTCTGGTTTTAAATCACCGTGGTCAGGCATCTTTACAAGTGCGTTCATATAAAAATTAGGAAGTTCAAAATGTCCAAACATATATTTTGCTTTAATCTTTTGAATGTTTTTCCATTCGTCGCCTACTAACCAAGGCACCAATGCTACATCGTCTTTTACAGTAGTTTCTTCAATATAAGTAATACCGGGAATATGTTTGGCAAACTCTACTGAAAAAACATCACGTTTATCTTTATAGTATAAATCGTGATTGCCAGCAAAGAAATAAAAATTTTCAAATGCCGCACCTAACTTTTCAAGGCACCTAGTAGTGCTATCAAGTGTTTGTACGTTAATTGTATTTCTATTATGATGCCAGTCTCCACAAAAAATGCCAGTTTCACAACCGTTAGCTTTTGCTTGTTCAATGTACCAATCAACAAAGTCTTCACAGTCTTGAAGATGTTGTCGACTATTTGATTTTAATCCTAAATGTATGTCCGTAAACACAGCCGCTTTTTTAAACAAAATATATCCTTTATAGTCTTAACCTTTATATTATAACTTATTTTAAGACTAAAGTCAAGTCTTTTTCTCGTTTGCCAGCTTTTTTTGGTGTTCTTCCATTTGACGCTCCCACTGACCTTGATTTTGTCTAGTAAAACTAGGATTCATATCGTTCATTTCAAGAATATCGTCTCTAATGTTTTGATTGCGTTTTTCGATGTTAATAACACGTACAAATGAATTTGTAACCGCCGCAGTATAATAAGCAAACGGATTGTTTGATTTTGATTCATCAAACTGTAAGCCAATTTGTGCTAATTGTAGAATTGCTTGTCCACGCATTTCGTCATTGTAAGTGTATCCACGTACATTGCCTCTTGTTGCGTATCTATCACATAACTTCATCCACATCATAGCAAGTTTGTTAGTTGCTTTACCACCTGTTTTATTAAAGTATCCGTTCTCCATGCCACCTTCCCAATGACTTTTACCTACACAATCTAGTTCTTTTCCATCGTCATCAAATTTAAAATGTTGAAAAGGTGGAAAATTTAACTTTACTCTTGTATCTGCTACAGTCTTAGGGTTCTTTTTACGCCCAGGTTCTTCAGGAATATGATCAAATGACATAATTCTAAATATTAGTTCTTCTTTTGTAATTTTTCTATAATCAATTTCAAATTCGGCTAATTTTACTTTTTTACCAGCTAATTTAGCGGCTTCAAAATTTTGTTGTTGTAATCGTTTAGCCTTGTTACGCTTTGCTTCAGCAACAGTTCTAACGTTGATTTTATCTATAGAAGGTAAAATTATGTCGTATTGGCTATAGCTATCGTCGGTATAACTACAAAAAGTGCTTTTTGACTTGTGTATCTCTTTTAAGATATCTTTGTTGTTTAAATAATTTACTTTTTTCATTTTTTCTCCAGGTTATACTCATATTATAAACTCAGTAGTTAATAAAGTCAACTAAATAATGCATAATATAAGGAAATTAAAATTATGGACTTTAAAGACAGAGACCCAGGCGTACCAGGCATACAGTTATCAGGAAACCCTGGATTTAACGTACCAAAGAAAGGTTCAGGCCAAAACGTAAATGCTGGTACTTTCCCATTTTCAACAGATGATATACCAGATAATGTTAAAGACATTGGACAAAGTATATTCAGTGGTGTTAGTGGCGCAGTAGGAAAATTTGCTAGTGCTTTTAGGTCACAAAATCTTCCAGGAGCCGATGGCGCCGGAGGCGGCATTGAAGTAGAACCAGCAGTTTTTGCTTCTACACAGGTTGAAGAAAAAGATTGGAGAGTTTCTTTAAGTTTACCTAACAATCCTCTTGCTTTCAAAATGTCTCCTGTAATGTCACCGCTTCAAAGTACTGGAAATAGAATGGTTTTTCCATATACACCTTCAATTATTATTCAGCATAATGCCAATTATAATGCTACTGCCCCTGTGCATAGTAATTATCCGTTCTTTGCGTATCAGAACTCAAGTGTGGAAGCTATAAACATCACAGGTCAAATGTATGTACAAAATTCTTTAGAAGCCCAATATTGGGTAGCATGTGTACATTACTTAAGGTCAATTACTAAAATGGATTATGGCCGATTTGCTACAGGTAATCCTCCACCAATTGTAAAACTTAACGGCTACGGAGATTATGTTTTTAATAATGTTCCAGTAGTAATTACAACATTTTCAGTTGATATGCCAAGAGATGTTGACTACATTGCTACAAATTTTGCTACCAGAAGTAGTGCTGAAAATATAGGATGGGCACCATCAGAATCTCAAATTAACGTAGTAGCTCAACCAATATACAGCAGAGATACTACATCAAAATTTAACTATAGAGATTTTATCTCCGGATTTAATTTAGGTAAAGGATATTTATAATGGCTAATAGTCCGTATAGAGATACAAAACTTAGTTCAGATGGGACTTTGGGAGTTTTAAACATCAGACCAGTGCCTGCTTACACTGATGATCCGCTATATACTATTGAACCACAGTATACACATAGGCCAGATTTACTTGCGTATGACATGTACGGCGATCATAGTTTGTGGTGGATATTTGCTCAAAGGAACTTAGATATAATTGAAGACCCGATATATGATATTGAAGCAGGACTACAAATTTACTTACCAGACAGAGCCCGTGTGTTAGAAACTTTAGGAGAATAAGCATTGCCTTATACACTACCTAAACCTCCTTATAAAACTGATCCTAAAACAGGAAAAATTATTGGCGCGAAATATATCAGTCAAGCAGACTTAGATAAAAAAGGCCAATACCAAGGTGAAGTTACAGAGGAAAATGTAGAACAAAGCAAAAAAATTATGGCAGCCTTTGGATTCCCAGGAGCATCAACTATGATTGATGATGCTAGAGCTGGTAAAAATCCATTTGGTGCTAACGCATCGAATATAAATGTTTTGGCTGAAAATGATCTTGTAAAAAAGACTGGAACATCTACAGTAGGCGATGCCGCTAAACTTCAAGCTATAGAAAATAAAAAACAAGCCCTTAGTAATTATGAAGCTACTCAGTCGGCTATTGCTTCTCTTAATTTTGAAAATAGTACAAAAAATGTTTTATATAACTATGCTACTGTAAATCATATTTGGAAACTTGCCTGCCTTACACCAGATGAAATTAACAGACCAGACAAAACATACAGAAGATTTGGTCCAAGCCCGAGACTAACAGCAATTGATTCTAGCGGTAGATCAAATGAACGAAAAGTAAGAACAGCCGCAGAAGAAAAATTTAATATAGCAACAGGTTATTTTATTGACGATATTGAAATTGGTGCTGTAATGGCTCCAACAAGTAAAACTAGACATACTAATGCTGTTAACATATCTTTTGAAGTCAGAGAACCTTATAGTATGGGGCAACTCTTTCAAACACTACAAGTTATTGCTAATGAAGCAGGATATGATAATTATCTAAAAGCTCCTTGGTTGCTTGAATGTACTTTTACCGGATACAATACTGAAGGTGTACTTCTAAGAGATTCAAAACTTAGAAGACAATTTCCGGTAAAAATTGTCAGCGCCGAATTTGAAATAGATGATGCTGGCAGTATATATAAATTTGGATGCGTAGCCCACAATGAACAAGCACTTGAAGATACTGCTCAAGGATTAAAACAAGACTTTACTATAAGTGGAGAAAATTTACAAGACGCATTACAAACAGGTATTAACAGTTTGGCAACTCATATTAATACTCAACTTTTGTATATAAAAAATAAACAATATGATCTTGTAGAAGTTGACGAATATATAATTTGTTTTCCTAGTGATAATAGTAGTAATAGTTTACAAGAAGCTATAACAGGAATATCTGGAGATAAAACAGCTACCTCAGGTGAATTGTCTAAAAAATCATTCACCGATGAAGATATTGAAGAACACTTTGATGATATCAAAGGAAGTTTTGTAAAAGACAATCACGATTACGCCCAATCCTACAAAAAACAACGCAGAGTGTTTGTTGAAAGTAAATTAGGGTTTAGTGTTAAAAGAGGTGATCTAAGTGAAAGTATAAAAAGTGTCCTTGCGACACCAGGTGGAGACTGTAATAAAATTGGCAAGGCAAAAATAAAACCAAATGAAGATCTGTCATCTGGTAACGTTCCGTTTGGATTAAGCAATTATGCTTATAATCCTCAAAATAAATTACTAGAAAAAAACGGAATCCGAATTAATCCAAATGAAAGAACAATAACATTTAGAGCAGGAACTAAGATACAAAGATGTATTGAAGAATTAGTTCTTATTAGTGACTACGGTAAAAATATTTTTAAAGATGCTGAAGTGGCAGAAGACGGAATGGTCAATTGGTTTAAAATTGAAACACAAGTTTTTATTGTTGATGATAAAGCATCAGAAAAAGTTTACGGAAGAAAACCTTATTTGTATGTATACAAAGTTATTCCTTATAAGGTACATAATAGTCATTTTCAAATGCCCAACAGTCCACCAAAAGGGTATGATAAAATACAACCTGGAAGATCATACGAATATCTGTATACAGGTAAAAACAAAGATATACTAAATTTTAATTTAGAGTTTAATAATTCATTTTATGAATCAATACAAATTGCTAGTATGGGAAACGATGGTAACGATCCATCGTCTCAAGGAAGTGTAAAAGATACAAAAGAACCAGTGGCTGAAATTTCAGGTTCAGGTCAACAAAGAAGCGGTGGCGACGGTTCTGAAGCTAAGATAGAAAACATTGATTTAGATGCACTATCTTCAGGAGCAGTTGCTGAAACAACAGCTATTAGTGTAGCAAGACAGTTTAACCAAGCAATTATTGATGCTTCAGGTAGTTTAATTACAATTAACATGGAAATATTAGGAGATCCGTATTATCTAGCAGATAGCGGTGTAGGCAACTATTCAGCTGATTATACAGATCAGTTTAATGTAAATATTGACGGGTCAGTGAATGCAAGTAACGGCGAAGTTGATGTTAATATTAAATTTAAAACACCAATTGATCTTAATCCGGATCAAGGTAATTACCTTATGAATAACGAAGTTGTAGGTGTACAAGACTTTGACGGACTTTATAGAGTTGTTAGTGTTAATAATAAGTTTTCCGGAAATGTGTTTACACAAGAATTAATAGCTAATAAAAGAAAGAATCAGAGTCTAGCTGAATTCCAAGAAGCCGAAGCAGAACGAAAATTAGCAATAGAAAAGAAACGTAACAAACTTATTGCTGAAGCAAAAGCAACAGGTGATCCGGATCTAATTAGATTTGCTGAATTAGATCTAGATGCTGATGGCAAACTTCAAGAAAATGAAGCATTAGCAGGCGGAATTACTTCAGAAGAAAGAACACGATTAGCAACAGAAAGAGCTAATAAATTAAAAGTTAGACAAGAAGGCGAGTTTGGTAATGCCGGAACAGGAAACGAAGTACCACCGGTTAAAAAAGCTCCTGAGAAGAAAGAAGCTCAAACTGCAACAGCTGATGATGGATATCCCCCAGTTGCTCAACCAAAACGATCAGGTGGTAAAGGAATATCAGGTAACGATCCGTATTATGTTTATGGATCTAGAAACATTCGTAAAAACAATAGCGGAGGTAATCTTACGTGAGTCAAGAAAAAAGAACCGCAGGCGCACCAAATAGAAATTTACCAACAGGACCATTTGTTGCTAGAGTTATAAGTCACCTTGATCCTAGAAGATCAGGTGCTCTTAAAGTCCAATTAATAAAAAATAGTTCAACATCGAATGACAAAGATGAAGACGGTCAAGTCTTTACAGTAAATTATTGTAGTCCTTTTTATGGTGTAACAGATGTAAACAGTAATACATCAAACAATAACTACAGAGACACTCAACAGAGCTACGGTTTTTGGGCAGTACCACCAGACCCTGGGTCAAAGGTATTAGTAATATTTGCTGAAGGTAAATCTAATATGGGATATTGGATTGGATGTATTCAAGATGAATACATGAATCATATGGTTCCGGGTGGATATGCAGCCGCAAAAAGTTCATACGTTATACAAGATAATTTAGCCGAAGAATTTAAAGAGAAACCATTACCGACAGGCGAATATAATAAAGCCTTTAATAATAATAGAGGCAATAATCCTGATACTTTTTTACGTCCACATAATCCTTTAATGGTACAAACTCTTGCTTCGCAAGGATTGTTAGATGATACTACTAGAGGACTTACTAGTTCGAGTGCTAGACGAGAATTACCTAGTATGGTGTTTGGTTGGAATACACCAGGACCGTTAGATAAACGTGACGGAGCTCCTAAAGGAAAGTATGGAGCAAGAAAAGAAGCTATTGATTATTTTAGAAGCAGACTTGGTGGCTCAGCATTTACAATGGATGATGGAGACCCTTCTATTTTACGTTCGGGATTAGCATTTGATACTTCTCCGACATATTATGATATTGGTAAATTACCTGATCAAGTAAGTAAGACAAATCCAACACTTCCGTTTAACGAACATGTAAGATTACGTACTAGAACAGGTCATCAAATATTAATGCATAATACTGAAGATCTAATTTACATCGGTAACGCTCGTGGCAGTGCTTGGATTGAACTTACTTCAAATGGTAAGATTGATGTTTACAGTGACGATAGTATTAGCGTAAGAAGCGGAAATGATATTAACCTACATGCTGACAGAGATTTTAACTGGAGTGCTGGAAGAGATATAAACATAAACGCTGGTAGAAATACGAAAAACACTACAGCAGAAAATGTAGATATACGAGTAGGTGTAAACAAACAAGAATTTATCGGCAACACAAATGACTTATGGATAGGTAATAATAACACAGTTGCTATTGGTGGTAATCAAGATATACAAGTAAAAGGTAATGATGCTAAAACAGTATCCGGAAATTATAATTTACAAGTTGCTTCAAACGGAAGAATAGCAATTAACGGAGAGTTTGGCAGTAAAGTAGCAGGCAACTATAGACAAGTTGTATCAGGAGCATATAACCTAAATACTTCCGGAGACAACAAATTTACTAGTGGAGCCACTACACAAATTAAAAGTACTTTAAATAATAAATTAGATGCTACAGTTAGTACTGAAATACTATCAGGAGTTAACCATTCTGAAACAGCAGGTAATGAAATACATATGAATAGTACTATAGAAGCTACAGCAAGTGTTAGTGCTGATAATATTACAGATACATTTACTTCTCCTGTAACACAAGACCAAGAAGATAGAGTACGTGATCAAATTGGTGAAGTAATTCTTGACAGTGCCGGAGTTCCGTTAGAAGTAACACAGGATGCTTTAAGAGCAAAAGAAGCACCGTTTGCGTTATATCCAAGAAGAGTACCAATACGTGAACCGTGGCCAGAACACGAACACCTTAATCCAAGTGCACACACACCGGCAAACACACAAGCTATTGAATCGCCGCCAGCGGCAGTAAGAGCTCAACAAGCAGTTATTAATAGCGAAACTGATCAACCATTTTACACAGCAGAATCAGGACCTGTTGTTGCTGACACAGATGGAGCACAAGTAGTTACTCCAGGTACAGCAGGACCAGTAGACGGAGCTCAACCAGCACACCCTGTACCAGTTAATGATATGCAGAGATATTTCTTAAGCGAATTGATAAAAGGTGTAGGACTAGATCCAGCAACTTGGGTATCACTCAATCCTGTAGCGGTAGCAATGGCAATGGCACAACCTCAAGCAGAATGTGGATTTAAACCTCGTAGCGAAAGTATGAACTATAGTGCTTCAAGATTAAGAGTAGTTTATCCTAGTAGAGTCAAATCAAATGCGTTTGCTCAAGAACTTGTAGCGGCAGGCCCAGCGGCAATTGGTAATACACTATACGGTAACAGATATGGTAATGCTCAAAATGAAGGTTACAAATATCGTGGAAGAGGACTTATTCAATTAACATTTAAAGCCAACTACGAAAAATACGGCGGACTAGCAGGAGTTAATATTGTTGATAATCCTGAAATGGCAAACGACCCAACAGTTGCTACAAAACTAGCAGTAGCGTATATTAAATCTAAAGGTATAAATTGGACAGATCAAAGTTTTGCTTCTTTAGGATCTGCATTTGCCAAAGCAGTTGGATATTCTGATCCAGGCGGAAATGAAACTGCTAGACGTATTGGTATTGGTAAAGGATTTTATCAAAAAATTATTAACGGAGAAATGATTCCGTTAGCATCATTAACTACAACTGCTTATCCAGGAACAGGTACAGTTTCAATTATTGAAACTAAATTGGAAGCAGGAAATGCGAGTGAAAACAATGCCTCATAGATTTACTGTAAAAAAGAATAACGAGTTAATAACTTACACTGACTTTGATCAAATACCTAACGACTTTGATCATGTAATAGAATTTTTACCTGAGATACCACCAGAGCCACACACTGAAGAACAACACGAAGAAATAGAACAATGGAATGGAAAATTACAACAACTAATGGAGATTGAACGTGCCCGCAGTATGTAGAGGTAATAGTGTAGATTCTGATGTAGCACACTGTTCTACGCCAAAAAGAGATCAGTGTAGCGGAGATGTATTTGTTGATGGTACAGGAGTATCTCGTCAAGGCGATAATAACACTTCACATGAATTACCACCAGCACCTTGCCCAAGTCACGCGGCACCGATTACTACAGGAAGTACAAAAGTATTTGTAAACGGCAAAGGATGCGGTCGTATAGGAGATGCTATTACAGGGTGTACAAGCGTAGCAACAGGATTTAATAAAGTTTTTGCTGGTGGATAGAATAGGGTAAATACAGTATGGCAGATTTATACAAAGAAATTAAAATTAAAGGTGAAAAAGCTCCTAAACCTCCTGTGGCACAAAAATCCTACAGAGGGTTTAGCACAGTCAATCCTGACACTACTTCATTTCAGCAATATGACTTAGCATTAATTAAGCAAGACTTAATTAATCATTTTAATATACGTCAAGGAGAAAAATTATCAAATCCTGAATTTGGGTGTATTATATGGGAAGCACTATTTGAACCTTTAACTACTGAACTTAAAGAAGCAATAGCACAAAATGTTACTGGAATTGTAAATTACGATCCAAGGACATCAGCAACCGGTGTACAAGTTAGTGAATACGAATCTGGCATACAAATTGAATGTACACTAAAGTATTTACAATATAATATTAGCGAAAACGTTAAATTGAACTTCGATAAAGCCAATGGGTTATCGTGACACAATTAAGTACTGCTATTATTAAATATCATAAATACTAGCATAGTTAAGAAGGATAGCCGATGTCGTCAACAGATAGACAAAATAGACTGCTTTTAGCAGAAGACTGGAAAAAGGTATATCAAAGCTACAGGAATGCAGAGTTCCGTAGTTATGATTTTGATACCTTACGAAGGGCGATGATTAATTATCTTCGTACTAACTATCCTGAAGATTTTAACGACTATGTAGATACATCAGAATATCTTGCTCTCATTGATATGATTGCGTTCTTAGGTCAAAATATTAGTTATAGAGTTGATCTAAACTCCAGAGAAAACTTTTTAGAATTAGCTGAACGTAGAGAATCAGTTCTTCGTTTGGCTCGTATGTTATCATACAACGCAAAGCGTAATCAACCCGCAAACGGATTACTTAAATTTGAAACAGTAAGCACAACTGAAAACATTAATGATAGTAACGGATTTAATTTATCAGACCAAACAATCATTTGGAATGACCCAAGCAACAGTAATTGGGCAGAACAGTTTAAACGTGTTCTTAATGCTGCACTTCCTAGAAATAATACAATTGGTAGACCGTCCAAGAATAGTAAAATTAATGGACTAACTACTGAACAGTATAGACTTAATGCTACTAACTCAGATGTTCCAGTTTATACATTTAATAAACCAGTAAATGGTTTACCTACACAGTTTGAAATTGTTTCAACTGACATTGATGTAACGGCAAAAGTTATTAGAGAAGAAAATCCTATTCCAGGAAACAATTTAGCATTCTTATATAGAGAAGACGGTAGAGGAAACGCAAGTAATAACACAGGATACTTTGTACACTTTAGACAGGGTAAACTAAACTCTTCAGACTTTAACGTTCCAAGTCCAACAGCTAATCAACGCTTAACTATTGAAACAGAAAATATTAACCAAAATGATGTATGGTTGTACGGAACTAACGACTCAGGCCAAGAAGACACTCTTTGGTCACAGGTTGACAGTGCTGAAGGAAATAATGCTATCTATAATAGTATTGTTAAAGGTGTTAGAAATTATTATGTTGTTCAAACTAGACAAAACGATGAAATTAGTTTAGTATTTGCTGACGGAACTTTTGGTAATATTCCTTCAGGAGCATTTAGAGCTTATTACAGAACAAGTGCTAACAGATCAATGAAAATTAATCCTGAAGAGCTTACAAATATTACAATCTCAATAGATTACCTAAGTAAAGCAGGAACAACTGAAACAATGACTATTGGCGTTGAACTTAAAGAACAAGTTACTAATGCTACAACAAGTGAATCTACAGCAAGTATTAGAACAAATGCTCCGCAAACTTATTATACACAAAACAGAATGGTTACAGGTGAGGACTATAATATTGTTCCGTTAACAACTAACCAAGAAATTGTTAAAGTAAAATCTGTTAACAGAACTACTAGCGGTATTAGTAGATATTTTGATCTTAAAGATGTTACTGGAAAATACTCTAGTACAAATTTATACGGAAGCGACGGAGTATTGTATAACGAACAGTATACAGATAAACGTGCTTTTACTTTTGATACTCAAACAGATATTGAAGGTACTATTGAAAATACAATATTACCAATTATACAAAATAGAGCAACTAATAATTTTTATTTTGCTAACTATGCTAAGATTATTGTAAGCGATTTAAATGCCACTTGGACACAAAGTTCAAAAAGTACAAATATATCAACAGGCTTATTAAAGAACAATAATGATTTACCATACGAAACAGGTACATTTACTGGAGGTTCTTTAAAGTATTTAGAAGCAAATGCTTTGCTTAAATTTAAACCACCAGCAGGATTTTATTTTAATGACAAAGGTGGCCTGACAAGTAATGCTCTTGAAAAAGGAGCATCAACTTATAAATGGGTAAAAGTTATTAGCGTAGCAGGTGCTGGTACAGCAGTTGACAGTGTAACAGGCGCAGGTCCAATTGTGTTTAACGAAATTGTTCCTGCTAATAGTATACTTGAAGAAGTTAAACCAAAACTTGTAAAAGATATTTCAGCAGATGTTAGAACACAAATTATTGATCAAGTCTTTGCTTATAAAACATTTGGATTACGTTATGACCAAGCTACAAGAACTTGGCGTGTAATTATTAATGAAAACTTGAATATTTACGATACGTTTAGTAATGGTAAAACAGGTGACGTTACTCAAAATCAATTAGACGCAAGTTGGCTAATATTGTTTGAAACTAATGGCGAGAAATATACAGTAACTAATAGAGGTTTACGATATGTATTTGAAAGTGATAAAGAATTAAGTTTTTACTTTGACGGACAAAATAAAATTTATGATAGTGTTACAGGTCAATTAGTAAAAGATAAAATTAGTATTCTTAATTTTAATACTAAGCCAGATAGCTTAGTTGCTTTTAATAATGATGTTAATTGGGAAATTGTTAATACATTCCAAAACGCAGATGGATACGTAAACAGTAAAAAAGTTGAAGTTAGTTTCTACGACTTAAATGACGACGGTAGTGTTGATGACCCTGATGTATTTGATGTTGTAGTTGATCCATTAACATCACCTAACACAAAGTATATTTTCTTAAAGAAAGAAAATAGTGATCAGGGCTTTACAAAATATAACTATTATGCTGAAGGCGATACTATAAGAGTAGTTACAACCGAAGCGGAAATTGGTGCTTATAGTCAGTACGAAGAAGGCACTATTTTCTATATTACCAAAGACACAAATTTTAAAACTTTGATAGGAAACCTGTTAGTACTAACAACCGAATATCAAGCATATGTAGGACGTGATAATTTAAAATTCCATTATGTACATAGTGCTGATGAAGCAAATAGAATTGATGTTAGTGCGTCAAATATTATTGATGTTTATATGCTTACAAGATCATATGATGTAGAATTTAGAAAATTTATAGCAGGTACAATAGCTACTAAGCCTTTACCATTAAGTTCAGACGCATTATTCCAAAATTACGGATCTAGTATAAATTCTTATAAATCAATTAGTGATGAAATAATTTATCATCCTGTAAAATATAAAGCATTGTTCGGTAAAAATGCTCAAGAGAATTTACAAGCAACATTTAAGATTGTAAAAAATACAGGCGAAGTTATTAATAATAATGAAATAAAAGTAAGAGTTGTTAATTCAATTAATAGATTCTTTAGTTTACAGAATTGGGACTTTGGAGATACATTCCATTTTTCAGAACTAGTTGCGTTTGTGGTAAATGAAACAGCACCTGATATAGCAAACTTAATTATTGTTCCTAATCAAGCATCACAAGGATTTGGTAGTTTGTTTGAAATTAAGTCAGAGAACGATGAAATCTTTATTAATGATGCTACAGTAGATGATGTAGAAATAATTGATGCTATTACAGCCAGTAGAATACAGGCAACAGGCAACGTTGTTACAGCTACAAATACAGCATCAACAGGTATACAAAGTCAAGCACTTACAACTACAGCAAATACTACTTCGACATCTAGTACAGTAGTAAGTAGTAGTTCAAGCAGTTCAAGCAGTTCAAGCAGTTCAAGCAGTTCAGGATCAAGCGGATCAAGTGGATCTAGCGGCGGAGGTTACTAAGAATGGCGCAAGACGAGTCAGGTCTTCCAACTAACGGTAATAAAAAACGAAGTAGTGCAGATTTACTTCCAAGGTATTTTAGAACCGTTGCCAATAAGAAGTTTATATCAAGTACAATTGATCAAATGGTACAACCAGGTACTATTGAAAAAATTACAGGCTTTATGGGTCGAAAAGATTCAAAAGCATTTAAGTCAACAGACAACTATGTTTCTGACATAAGTGATGACAGAGTAAACTATCAATTAGAACCTGCGGCGATTGTTGAAGATAATCTTGGTAACGTATTATTACACCGTGACTATAGAGATTATGTAAACAGTACTCAGATACGTAATGCTGGAAATATAAATCACAGTCTTATGAATAGCCAAGAGTATTATGCTTGGTCACCCCATATTACTTGGGACAAATTTAGTAACTTTAGAGAATACTATTGGTTACCGCAAGGACCTAATCCTATAGCAGTATACGGTAATGCTAAAGAAATTAAAAGTACAATTCCGGTAAACTATATTGACAATGTTGATAACTTTGCTTACAACTTTAATCCAGTTAATCAAAATAGTAATACAACTTTAACATTATATAGAGGACAAGAATATACCTTTGATATTGTTACTCCTAATATGCCTTTTACAATTAGAACAAGTAAAACAGTTGATGACGACACTACATTATATAATGAAGGAGTAAGTCAACAAAAAGTTGAAAATGGACAAATTGTATTTACTGTTGGATTAGAATCACCAGATTATCTATACTACGTAAATGAAAATGATATTGAAGCGTCTGGATTAATTGTTATTAAAGATATTAGAGATAATACAGAACTAGATGTTAATAATATTCTTGATAAAAAATCTTATACTATGCAAAATGGATACAATTTATCTAATGGCATGAAGATAAAGTTTTACGGAAAAATAACACCTGAAAAATACAGTGAAGGTAATTGGTATGTTGAAGGTGTTGGCGATAATATTAAATTAGTTTCAGAACAAGACGTTCTTATTACAGCAGATTACCTATTAGATAATGCTACTGAATTTGACGAAGCAGGATTTAGTACATTGCCTTTTGATAATGCTACGTCATATGCTAGTGAAAAAGATTATATTTGTATTAATAAAGCATCACCGGATAAGAATCAATGGGCACGTTATAATAGATGGACTCATAAAAGCATTATTGAAACAACAGCAATTATTAATAATACCCCAACAAGTTTAGATTTAAATTATAGAGCAACAAGACCTATTATTGAATTTGAAGCTGGACTTAAATTGTATAACAATGGTACTAGTGCTAAACAAAGTGTTGATCTAATTGATACAGTAACTACTGATGTATTTTCTAATATCGAAGGACAATCAGGATACTTTGTAGACGGTACAGATTTAGTAGCAGGACAGCGTGTGTTGTTTACAGCAGACAAAGACAGTTTTGTTTTTGGTAAAATATATCAAGTTGCTTTTATAACCATTAATGGAAATAATCAAATTACTTTAAAAGAAACTACAGACACTACACCATTAACAAATGAAACAGTGTTTATTAAATCTGGTTCAACTTACAAAGGTAAAATGTTTTATTATGATGGAACATCTTGGAAACAGTCACAAGACAAAACAGGATTAAATCAAGCACCATTATTTGATTTATATAACGATCAGGGTATCGCACTATCTACACTAGACTCAAGTACATTTGTTGGAAACAAATTGTTTAGTTATAAAGTTGGTACAGGGTCTAATGACACAGAATTAGGATTTCCGTTAAGTTACAGAACTATCGAAAATAGTGGTGATATTGTTTTTGATTTTAATTTATTAGCAGACACTTATCGATACGATGAAATAGCAAATACAATTACAGCAAGTACTGATACAGCATTACTTAGAAAATATGTATCAATAGACACATATACAAGTCCGGGAGGATGGACAAAAGGTGATAGAAAATCTGAACAATGGGTAATTGATCAACCTACTGTTGGACCAAGACTTAATAACTTTATTATTGATATGTTTGAAAATAGTGCTAGTCTTACAGATTTAAAAGTAAAAGTTTATCTTAACAACGACAGAGTTAAAGATCCAATTTACACTTTAACAACAACAAACAATTACAAGTATGTAACTTTTGCTAAAGACTTAACAGCAGGCGATAAACTAGTAATTAAAGTATTTTCTAAAGCAAATAAAACAGAAACAGGATTTTATGAATTTCCAGCTAATATGGAAAAAAATCCTATGAACGAAAATGTAATTGACTTTACACTAGGCGAAGTTTTAGATCATGTAGATAGTATTATTGATAATACAGAAAACTTTGATGGAATTTTTCCAGGTGTAAGCAATCTAAGAGATTTGGGTAACGTAAGTAAGTTTGGTTTAAAATTTGTTAAACATAGTGGTCCAATAAATTTAGCACTATTCAATCTAACACAAAAAGATTATAACTCAATTGACGCAATAAAATTTGCCGGGCTTGAGTACATTAAATTTAAAAGAGAATTTTTACGTATAGCTAATGAATTAGGTTATGACGGTGAAATAAAACAGCATGTTGATAAAGTATTAGACGAATTAAACTTTACAAAAACATCAACAGATCCGTTTTTCTTTAGTGACATGTTTGGACATAAAGCATCTAATATGACAAAACATATTATTAACGATAGTTCAGAAACAATTTTTAGTTTAACTAGAGGAATTGATTTTACAAAATTAGGTAATCAGTCGGTATTGCCATATCTTAACGGAACACAATTAATAAAAGACCAAGACTATACTATAACTACTACTGGATTTTTAACATTAAGCATTCCTGTAGTTGCTAACGATATATTAGAAGTTTATGAATTTGAATCAACAGACGGTTGTTGGGTTCCGCCAACACCTACTAAGTTAGGATTATATCCTAAGTTTGAGCCAAAGGTAATGTTAGACGATACTTATATTAGTGTTGTTCCAGAATCAGAAGGTCCTTATAAAATTTATGGCATTGACGAAGAAACAACAATGTCTTATAAAGGTAAACTAGGTTGGTTCTATCCGTTATACACATCTGAAACAGCCGCACAGGCTGCCGACGTTGGCACTGGCGGAAGTGGATTAGCACATATACATACGTTTGCCGGATATAATAAAGTATTCTATATGCCAAATAGTAATATGAGCCATGCTACATCTAACTCAGTAGCATATGACGAATGGCCAATGGCTAAACCAATCATACAAGGTCATGATGGATCTAAATGGGTATGCTTTGGAGACTTTAGAGATCATCTAATATTAGATATTGAAAAAAGAATTTATAATAACTTAAAACAACCTTATGACGAGTCAATTTTAGATATTGCAGACTTTGTTGAAACAAAATCTCGCAAAACAGGATTTAGTAGATACACTATTACAGATACACTTATTAGTGATTTTAATTCTTGGTTAGAAACAGTTGGTAATCCGGACTATAGTACTAACACAGTATTTGATCGTACAAACGGGTTTACTTTTAACTATTCTAAATTTGCTGATATCGACAATTTACCCTTGCCGGGATTTTGGAGAGCAATTTACAAAGATTTCTATAACACAGATAGACCTCACAGTCATCCTTGGGAAGTTTTAGGATTTAAAATTAAACCTAATTGGTTTGATACAGTTTATGGTGAAGCACCTTACACACGTAATAATTTAATACTTTGGGAAGATCTATCAAAAGGTATTGTTCGTGAACCAGGTGAAAAAATAAAATATAGAAATAAGTTTATTAACAATAATATCATTAACTATATTCCGGTTGACGATCAAGGATACTTATTAGATCCTGCTAATTGTGGTATTGCTAGGTATGGTGTTGATTCTAGTTATAATGAACCTTTTGTATTTGGTGACGAAGCTCCTATTGAAGCGGCTTGGCGTAACAGTTCACATTATCCGTTTAGTTTAATGAAAACCTGGGCACTACATCAACCAGCACAGTTCTTTGGTCTAGCATTTGATAGAAGTAGAATTAAAAGAAATGAAGCAGATCAACTAGTGTATACTGATACTAGTAAAAATATTGAACTATCAAAGTTAGTATTTCCTAATAATACTACTGATACAACAAGAATTTTTACTTCGGGTATTGTAAATTATATTCAAGGATACTTAGCACAGAACGAAACTATCCAATTTGGTACGTATCAGACTAATCTTAAAAACTTACAAAATAAAATATCAGCTAAGATTGGCGGATTTACACAACAAGACAAATTTAGATTAATATTAGATTCAAGAACACCTACTAATGAAGGAAATGTTTTTGTACCAGAAGAAAATTATAAAATACACTTAGTAAAAAGTACGCCTATTGATGTTTATTCTTATAGTGGTATTATAATTGAAGTTGTTCCAGCAGGATATATTGTTAAAGGTTATGATAAAGAAAGACCTACATTTAAAACATATGCTCCTATTAGAAAAAATAATGATCCTCTAATTAATATTGGCGGAACTAGTGAACCTTTCCTTACTTGGGACAGTGGTAAGTTTTATGAAGTTGGTCAAATTGTTGAAAATAGCGGAACTTACTTTAGAGTTAAAGTAGGTCATAATAGTAGTGATGGATTTGATAACGATAAGTTCCAAAAATTAGCTGAATTACCTCAAGAAGGTGGAGCGGCGGCAATGTTTAGTAAAAATTGGGACCTAAGAAATGTAGTAGATGTTCCATACGGAACACTTTATAGAGAAAAACAAGAAGTTGTTGACTTTATAAGAGGTTATGGTCGATACCTACAAACTAAAGGTTTTATATTTGAAAGATTTAACCAAGATTTAGAAGAAATTGAAAACTGGGATCTATCAGCAAAAGAATACTTGTATTGGACAACACAAAACTGGGATAGTGGAACTATTCTTACAGTAAGTCCGAGTGCCCAACAAATTGAATTTAACGAAGAATTTAAAGTAGTAGATGACATTTACAATAACTTTTATGATTATAGTCTACTTTCGTCAGACGGTAAACGTTTATTAGCAGACTTTGCTACAACAGAAAGAGACAATTCAAACTCATTTGGACTTTATGTTAAAAATACTGAAGAAGGAATTTATAGTTTAAAGATTCCTACAGTACAGCATGAACACGTAGTTATTTTAGATAATAGAACTGTATTTGGCGATGTTATCTATAACAGACCACAAGGTTATAGACAAGAACGTATTAAAGTAAGCGGCTATAGAAGTGATAATTGGAACGGATCATTTAATGTACCAGGCTTTATATTTGATGATGCTAAAATTTATGAATGGCAAGAGTACCAAGATTACCCAATTGGTACATTAGTTAAGCACAAACAGTTTTATTATGTTACTAAAGAGGATGTCAGCGGAACACAATTTTTTGTAGATTCAAATTTTGTAAGATTAGACGGTGCTCCAAAACAAGGATTATTGCCTAACTGGGATTATAAAGCAAAACAATTCTTAGATTTTTACGATCTTGATTCAGATAACTTTGATGCTGATCAACAAAGACTAGCACAGCACTTAATTGGATATCAGAATAGAACTTACTTAGAAAATATTATTAATGATGACGTAAGTCAGTTTAAATTCTTCCAAGGCGCAATTCAAGATAAAGGAACAAAGAATGTTCTTACAAAATTATTTGATAAACTAGGAAGCGCAAGTAAAGATAGTTTAGAATTTTACGAAGAATGGGCAATACGTGTAGGACGTTATGGTGCTACTACAGGTGATGACCAATTTGAATTTAAATTAGACGAAGAAAAATATAGACAAGAACCACAGAAGGTTGAATTAGTTGACGCTATTGATCCTCAAGATACAAGTTTAATTTATAGACTTACACAAAATGATATTTTAACAAAGTCAAAAAATTATGATCATAAACCGTTACCTATAAAATATTTTAATGATGCCAACAGTTATACTAAAACTGCTGGTTATGTAAACCCAAATGATGTAACTGTACAACTACTAACATATTCAAGTATTGTTGATAAAACATTAACAGAAATTCCAGCTAATAGTTATGTATGGACAGCAAATTCAAAAACACAAACAACATGGGCAGTGTATAAGCATGTAGAAAGTAGTAATAAAATTACAAGTATATCAGATAGTGATACAGATTCCTTCACTATTACATTAGACACTATAGCAGAGGCATCTGTCGGTGATATAATTGGTGTACATGATATTGATACAGACGTTGATGGTTTTTATGAAATTGAATCTATTAATTTAAATGTATTAACACTTAAAACAACAGACAGTATTACTGCTATTGATTCTGCTAACGGATACCTAACACAATTTACCAATTATAGATTACCTAATATAGCTACAGCTAATGACATTATTAAAAGTAGTAAGCAATTTAGTACAGATTCAGATAATAAACAGTACAACGATACTATCTGGATTGATGATGACGATAGCGGCAAATGGACAGTGCTTAAAAATAAGCAAGTGTTTGAGTTAAAGACAGATATTAAAAATACATTAGCAGGATTGTTAGACAGTACACAAAAAGATTTCGGAGCAGATTTTGCTATTAGTGATAATAACAATACTATAGCAATTAGTGCGCCTAAAGATCTTAACGGTTCAGTATACATATATGCTCGCCCAAGCGACAATACAGATTTTGGATACTTACAGCAAATTGACGAACAAGCATTTTTATATGATCAAAATGGCGGCTTTGGCACAAGTGTAGCAATATCCGGTGACAACAAATATCTTGCTATTGGATCACCAAATGCCGGAAATTTAAAAAGTAAACTAAAAGGCGAGTATAATAGTTTAGTAAATTATGTTGCCGGTGATGTTGTATTATATGATGAACAATTATGGAAAGCTAAACGTACTATTGAAGGCGATAGTATACAGTTATTCCCAGCATCATCAAGTAACCAACAGAGTTTAGACGGAACTTATGATAGCTTTGCTAATGAATACCCAGAAACAGTGTTTATGGCAAGAGGTGATTACGGCCTAGGTACTGATGTAGCAACTGATCATATTTTGATTAGAGCTGAACAAGAACAGTTTGAAGGAACTAAAGCCGGAGATAGATTATTCTTAAAATGGAATAGATATACTACAGGCAATCTTTCAGGTAGAGATCCATTTAATAGCGATCCAGTATTAACTGAATCATTTATAAATGGTGAACATACTATTACAGCAAAAGTACAAAAAGTATTACAAATTGAAAGTTCGTTAAGTGTTCCAGATGTTGGTAGTATAGTACAAACTGATACAGGAAAAGCTACAGTTGTTTACAGAAAAGTAAACGACGACAACCAAATGGCAGTATACATTAACGATATTAATGGTACATTTACTGAGTCCGGAGTGCTTACACAAAATAATGTTACAGTTGGTGATTATCAAGTTATATTAAAAACTGATGATACATATCATAACGGTTGGTGGAAGATTGATGTAGGTTCTTTATTTAACACAACAGAGTTAGAAGAAACAGATCCTCAACTTGTTATTCAAACTATCAAAGTAGAGAACGACTTTGTAACACCAACTCCAGACTTTACAAATATCTTAGATGTACAATTACAACAAGACATTACTAAACCAACACAACCTTCTTTGATTGGTACATTATCACACACTGAAGGATCAACACTAATTGACAGAATTGATAGTAAATGGTTTATAAGATCAGAAGCTGTTGCTGGAGCAAACACTACAGTTGGTGATAAACTTAGAGTCTGGCTTAATAATATAACAGTAAACGGGATTGTACAAAATCCAAGTGCTATTAATTTAGACTTTACATATATTAACGATACTGAACACACTGTTGCTGATATATGGAACGGATTTATGGATGTAAGATTAACAAACTTTAATCTACAAGGTGATCCTTTTATTCCATTAGTAGGTAACACAATTACTGATAGCGCCTCAGGTGAGTCAGCAGAAATTGTATATATTAAAAGAGATTTTGGTGTTGTAAGAATATTCTTTAAGAATAAAACTGGAACAATGTCAGTAGGTAGTGATTATGGAGTTAACTCTAATGCTACATTTGTTGAAAATGATAGTACACTAAGAACAATTGGTCCAATTAACGCAGTACATCATGAAAATAGTATTTCAGGACCGTTAATAGTTATTGACAAGCAAACAAATATTTCTATTCCAACTACTAATACATTACAAGCATTAGAATATTTCTTATATCAAAGTGCTACAGTTAGCGGAATTTTTGAATTAGCTACTCCTCCAAGTGCTTTAAATTTAGATTGGACAAGAACTTATAATCTTCCATTATCACCTGAAGGTACAGAAAGCGGATTTACTAACGAAGGAGCGTTTGCTGTATACGAGAAAAAAGGATTAACATACCAATTATTAAGTTACTATACTTTACCAAAGAGTGAAAACAATCGCAGACTAGGTAATCAACTTAAATTTTCTCAAACAGGAGAAAACTACAGATTATATATTCATGCTAAAGGTGATGGCACTGAAGTAAACAATGGTAAGATATTCTTCGTTGATAAAACACCAACAGAAAATTGGACTATTGGTAGCGAACCGTTATATAGAGGATTACATAGATCATCAGCGTCATATGTACAGGGTGAATATGTTAAATTCGGCGAAGCAGTGTATGAATCAAAAAGTAATATTGTTCCAGGAGTGTTTAATCCTTTATTATGGGAGCAGGTTAATAGTGGAATTGACTTACTAGGTTATGTACCAAACGATACTAACTTTAGTATTACTGAAAGTACAGTTGATCAGTTATACTTAGAAGAAGTAGGCGAATCATTTGATGTAAGCACTGATGGTAGTGTATTAATTACCACTGCTAGATACCTAAACACACAAGATAGTGCTGTGCCAAATACTAAGGTTGTTATATATAGAAAATTTGAAGATCAATACGTTTATAGTCAAATACTTGAACCATCAGATCTTACAGAACATTTTGGAGAAGATATAGCAATTAGTGCCGACGGCAAGAAAATTGCTATTGGTGCTTCATTTAATAGCGATACAAGTAGGTCAAATGGAGCAGTGTATGTATATGTACAGAGCGGAGATACTTTTGTATATAAACAAACTATTAGACCAAAAGACGCAACACCAAATACTAGATTTGGTAGTAAGTTAGACTTTGACGGTGCTACTCTTGCTATTACAGCCAAAGGTGGAGATATACAAACTCAAACAACTTTTGATACTTTTACATCCTTTGACAGAGGAAATACTGAATTCTTAACTACGGATAACAATAGCGGATTAGTTAGTATATACGAATCTATTAATGATAGTTTATTATACGGACAAGACTTTAGCTATAACGTAGACACTGAAGATTTTGGTAGTATTTTAAAAGTTAAAAATAACCATGTATATGTTGGATTGCCTAAGCAAACCACTATCACTAATGGAGTACAAGATAGAGGAGTTGTTGCTGAATACAGAAAACCATTAAATTCTAAAGCCTGGGATATTGCTAGAAGTCCTGTAATTCCAGCTGACACAGAAAAATTCAAAGGTGTATTCCTTTATAATACTGTAGATAATACTTTAGTATCATATATTGATTACATTGATCCTATACAAGGAAAAATTGCTGGACCAGCAGAACAAGAGATTAGTTTTAAAACCAGTTATGACCCTTGTAGATACAATATAAGTACAGATGCTAATATACAAACACATGATTTAGACTACACAAGTGATACTTGGATTGGTAAGTTATGGTGGGATATTGATAGTGCTAGATTTATTAATCATCATCAAGGCGACATTACAGAAGGTACTAATAATTTTAATAAACTATTCCAAGGTACAACAGTTGATATTTACGAATGGGTAGAGTCAACATTGCTACCAAGCGAATGGGACGCACAACAAGGATCTGAATCAGGACTTGTTGATGGGATAAGTGGTACAACAAAATACGGAGATAGTGTTTATTCTAAACGTAGAAAATACAATAGTGCTTCGGGTACATTTGCTAATTTTTATTACTATTGGGTTAAGAACAAGCGTACACTTCCGTCAGTAGAAAATAGAAGTGTTACTGGATTCGATGTTGCTACATATATTTCAGATCCAGCTTCGATTGGATATAGATTTGTTGCTATGTTAAGCAATCAGCGTTTTGCGTTATTCAACTGTGAAAGCCTTATACAAGACAAAGACGTAGCAATAAGTTTCAATTGGTGGACTATTGATAACCAAGAACAGAATACACACAATCAATATCAAATTATAACTGATGGATTGGAAACAAGTATTCCAAATAGAGTAATTGAACAAAAATGGTTTGATAGTTTAGTTGGCTTTGACACAAACGAACGTCCTGTTCCGGATATTAACCTTCCAACTAACCAAAAATACGGTTCTCTAAATCAGCCAAGACAAAGTTGGTTTATAAATAAGACAGAAGCACGTAAACAGTTTGTTGAAAGAGTTAATGGTGTTTTAAAAGATAATTTAATTGTAGACGATTTTGATTTAACAAAGTTGACTGAGTTTGATCCGCTACCAACAGTAGCAACAGGTATTTTTGATACAACAGCAGACACATTTGCTGAAATGAGATTTGTAAGTATTGCTCGTGTTAAGCCTGCTACACTAACATTAGAAATCGAAAATGGTGTTATTATTAATGTGCTAATTACAGATCCAGGTGAAGGATATATTAATCCACCAACCTACGCAATTACAGATACTCAAGGAACAGGTGCCGAGCTTAACGTAAGTTTAGACACTAGAGGCAGAATTAGTTCAGTAGAAATTATTAATCCTGGTAAAGGATACAGTAGTAATGCACGTATTACTGTAAGAAAATTTGCTGTACTTGTTAAAAACGATGAAAATATTAATGGTAAGTGGAGTGTATTCCAGTGGAACGGCATAGAGTATCAAAGAACACTTACACAAAGTTATGATGTAAACTTATATTGGAAATATATTGATTGGTACGCTAAAGATTACAATCAGTTTACATTTATTAATAATAATATTGATGCCAGTTATCAACTATATGGATTAGAAAATAATATTGGCGATATTGTAAAAATTGATAACGTTGGTACAGGCGGCTGGTTATTACTTAAAAAAGTTGCCGATGAAGATACTAGCGACTATAGTATAAACTATTCAACTATTGGTAGACAGAACGGAACTATTGAATTCTTAGATAGCTTGTATGATGTTAATAGTGACAATATAGCATTTGACGGCGCAAGTTATGATAGAATATTCTATGATACTGAACCTGTACAAGAAATGCGTAAAATTATTAATATTGTTAAGAATGATATTTTTATAGATCAGTTACAAGTACACTGGAATCAATTATTCTTCGCAAGTCTAAAATATGTTTTCACAGAGCAACTAAATGTAGACTGGGCAATTAAAACAAGTTTTGTAAAAGCAAAACACAATGTAGGTAGTTTAGATCAAAGAATAACATTTAAAAATGACAGTCTTCCTAGTTATGAAAAATACGTAGAAGAAATGAAACCGTATAAAACTAAGGTTAGAGAATACCTAAGTTCATACGAAAATTTAGAAACTTCAAACAACAGTATTACTGACTTTGATTTACCACCGGTATACAGTGAGCTACAAGGTAAAATTGTACCGCAAAGTGTACAAATTGTAGATGGTGAAATTGTTTCAGACAATTCTCGTATTACAGAATATCCACAAAAACACTGGGCTGACAATGTAGGATTTGAAATTACAAGTATTGCTATTGCTGATCCAGGCTCAGGATACAACATTGCTCCTATTATACAGATTACAGGTGGCGGCGGCTCTGGCGCTAAAGCTGAAGCATTTGTTGGTAACGGAAAAATAACTTCAGTTAAAATTATTAACGCAGGATCAGGTTACTTATCTAATCCAACAATAACAATAATAGGTTCAATTGAAGAAGGTGGCTCTCCTGCTAGACTAAGTGCTATTTTTGGAAACGGTAAAGCAAAATCTTCAAATATTAGAGTTAAGTTTGACAGAGTTACAGGAGCCTACTTATTTCAAACACTTGTTGAAACAGAAACATTTACTAGTAGTTTAGATCAGTTACAATTAGATTTAAAATGGCCAATGCAGTTAAAGTCAACTAATATTACTGTTACACTAGATGGATTAGAATTGTTAAAAAGTGAATATTCTTTTGAAAATGTTAAAGATGATACAAAAGGATTTACACGTAACTTTGGAAGAGTTAATTTTACAACGTCATTAAAACTTGGTCAAACTATATCTGTAAAATATAATAAGTCACCTGACTTGTTACAAGCACAGGATAGAATTAATCTATATTATGATCCAACTACAGGTCAATACGGAAACGATCTAGGACAATTATTAGACGGCATTGACTACGGCGGAGTTGAAGTTACTAGTTTTGATTTTGGATCTGGCACAGGTTGGGATTCAGATGCTTGGTTTACAACTACATACGATACATTTGATACTACATTTGAAGATGAAATATTTCAGTTAGATGGAAGTACGGAAGTATTCCAACTTACTACACCATTAGAAAATGGTGTAGAGTATAACATTTATCTAAACGGTGTAAGACTTGATGATCCAAACTTTGGAACAGAAAGCCAAACTAATGATAATGCTGTATTACAGTCATTAACAGGTGACGGAACTACAAGCACAGTTACTATAACAATGGATGTACAAAGATTTGTTAGTGGCGATGTGGTTGTTGTACGTAAGAAATCATCAGACGGATCAGTTATTCCGGATCCTACATCTTATGATACATTATTACAAGGTGGCGATTTAGCATTTGGAACAGCAAAAGGTATTAACCCAGAAGAAATTATTATTGATGGCGATGGTTTTGTTACACCTACAACAAGTAAAGGACCTGAAGAACAAGTTCCTGGACAAGTATTAGATTCAGTAGATATTAAAGTTTACCACAGACCTACAGAAGGCGGTAGCACATTATCTAGTAACTCTTACAGATCTGATGGCACAGAAGCAAAATTTGCGTTTGGTATACAACCACAAAACAAAGATGGACTTATTGTTACAGTTAATAATATTATACAAGCACAGTCACAATATACAGTAGATTATAGAAATAAAATAGTAACCCTTGCTAGTGTGCCAGCGTTAGGTACAGAAGTAAACATTGTTAGTATTAGTGGCAACGGCGAAAACATTCTTGAGCAAGCACAAATTATAGCTGATGGATCAACTATACAATATGTTACTAAAGCAAGATATACTGAAGACTTAGATTATATCGCAACAGTTGACGGCGTCGAAGTTGAAAGTGTACTAGTAGCAAGTCCAAATGATGATAGTACTGACGATGCTGATCCTAAAGCAACATTAGAATTTGGTTCAGCACCAAGAGATAATAGTGTAATTAGTTATGCTATCTATAGTAAAACTGATAGTTTCAGTAGAATTGAAACTACCGAGTTTACAGGTGATGGAAGTACAAGATTATTTGATTTAGCAAAAACTCCATACAGTTCAAAACCAAACAGTCATAATGTAATTGTTAAAAAAGGTAATAAGATTTTAAATCCAGGATATAACCAACAGTTTAATGTTACTGCGGCAAGAGAATATTATGTTAAAATTTGGCAAACACCAGTTGGATCTTTCGACGCAAGTGATATATTAGTATTACTAAACGGAAAAGAATTAGATATTGCTGTTCAGTATAATATACGTCCATCTAATAGTAGTATCAAACTTGAGCCAGGTATTGGTAATGAAGGCGATATATTAGAAGTTTATTTACGTACTGACGGAGATTACGCATTTGGTAGTATACAAAGTATTAATAGTCAAGATGTTTGGGTAGATAGTGGTAGCACAATACAATTAGCAACAGCGCCAGCAGAAGGCGAAAAATTTACTGTGTATACATTTAATAAACATGATAGCATGGATTTTGAAAGAATCAATTATGATGTTGTTTCAAGAACTGTACTTAATACAAACAGTGAAGACTTTAAAGAATTTAAACGTTTACAAGGCGGATTAGTAAAACTAAGAAATACAGCAATTGATGCTCAGTATGTGTGGTTAACAATTGATGGTGTATTACAAACACCTAGTATAGACTACACTTTAACTGATGACAGAAATTATCTAAGATATAAGACTAATTTCGCAGATAATAGTGTAATTGAACTTATACAATTTAGTGCTTTAGGACCAATTAGTCCAAAGTTCGGATTTAGTCAGTTCAAAGATATATTGAATAGAAATATTTACAAACGTTTAGGCGACAAAGCACCTCTTAAATTAGCAATCGATTTAAGTGTAACAGACAAACAAATTGTATTAGAAGATGCTAGTACACTAAGCGCACCAGACAAAGATAGTGCTATACCAGGTATTATATTTGTAAACGGCGAACGTATTGAATATCTAATTAAGCAAGGCAACGTATTACGTCAAATTCAAAGAGGCACGCTAGGAACAGGAGCAAAAGCACTACATCTAGCAGGAAGTGACATATATAATGCTGATAGTACACAAACAGCACCATACAGAGATAACACTACTATAGATGAATTAGAGGGAGATAACTCAACACAAGTATTTGAGTTAGGATTTACTCCAAATAGTGTTAATGAATTTGAAATATTTGTAGGTGGCAAGAGATTGCGTAAAAATGCTATACAAGTATTTGACGCAACAATAGACCAAGATTCCCCAGAAGCTGATGTTACTTCACCAGCAGAGTTCTCCGTAGATGGAAGAACACCATTTGTAACTTTGTTAAATAAACCCGGAGACGGAGTTAAGATACAAATAGTGCGTAGAACAGGAACACTATGGTCAAATACTGGAGAATCATTGAATGACGCAGAAACTTTGGTTGCACGTTTCTTTAAGGCAGAAAAGGTGGAGCTACCCAAATAAATACAGTGTAGGAAAAAAATTATGATAGACACTATTAAAGAACAAAACGGAGTAATGCTCCAAGGACATATTAAGATAACTGACCCTAAATCAGGCGAAGTGCTTATTGATAAACGGAATGCTATTCATTATGAGAATATGAGTATTTCATTAGCTGAAAGTTTAGCTAACGCAGGTGAAGGATTTGTGTATCAAATGGCATTTGGTAATGGTGGAACTAGTATTGATCCTACAGGCATTATTACATACTTAACACCAAACTCAACAGGAACTAATGCTAGTTTGTATAACCAAACTTTTATCAAAGTTGTTGATGATAGAAGTGTTAATAACACAGATCCAGCAAGAAATAAAATTGAATCAAGGCACGTAAGCGGCACTAATTATACAGATATTGTTGTTAGTTGCTTACTTGACTATGGTGAGCCAACAGGGCAAGATGCTGTTGATAACGCAACCAACGCTGATAGTTTATATGTATTTGATGAACTAGGCTTAGTAAGTTATAGCCCATCAGGACAAGGTAGACTGTTAACACATGTAATTTTCCACCCAGTACAAAAGAGTTTGAATAGACTTATTCAAATTGATTATACTGTGCGTGTACAAAGTTTATCAGGATTGAGTGAATAATGGCATATACAATTAACTACTCGGACACTAATAAAGGCACTATCTCAATTGAAGATAGTACAATTAATCAGCAAACAAGTCTAGATATTCCTGGACGTAACACTACTAGTTATGGGTCAGTTATTGCAAACAGTTTTTTAAATTTACTAGAAAATTTCGCTAATACAGCGGCGCCAAGAAATCCAGTCCAAGGACAGTTATGGTATGACAGTTCAACAGGCATTGATACTTTAAAACTATACGATGGTACAGGTTGGGTTAATGCTAGTGGACTTAAAAAAGGAAGTACAGCACCAGATGTTTCTAACGCACTACAAGGTGATCTTTGGTCTGATACAGATAACAACCAGTTGTATATTTTTACAGGTAGTGGATGGACACTAGTTGGACCAGAATACAGTGACGGACTATTAACTGGAGCAAAGCCTGTTGTAGTAACAGGTAAAGATGATGTACTTTATACTATCCTACAAGTTGAAGTCGCAGGATCACCAGTATCAATTTATAGTACAAGAACATTCCAACCAAAAACAACTATCGCAGGATTTACAATTATACAACCAGGACTAAACTTATCAAGTTTAAACATTGGCGGATCAGGTGTTAGTAAATTTTTAGGAACAAGTGAAAAAGCAGAAAACCTTATTGTTAACGGAGTAAAGGTTGACGCAAGTAAATTTTTAAGAAATGATGTTACAAGTACATCAAACGAACAACTTATTATTAGTAATAACGCAGGTATACAAGTAGGACAAACTGCTAGTGTAACATTTGACGTACAAGGTACATCAGGTGCTATTACTAACTTAACATCAGGCGCACCAATTGACTTTAAAGTTAATAATTTAGGTGTACAGAAAAATGTTATTAGAATTGACTCAACTGAAAAAGTTGGTATTAATACACTAAGTCCAGCAGAGGCGCTTGATGTATCAGGATCAATTCAAGCAAGTGATAACTTAACTATACAAGGTACAACAGATAGTGCTAGTATTGGTACTGGCGCAGTTAAAATTAGTGGCGGCGTAGGTATTGCTAAAAAACTATTTGTTGGTACAGAATTAAATGTAGCAGGCGAAAGTTCAACAGCAAGTATCCTTCCATTGGCAACACAGAGTCATAGTTTAGGATCTTCAACACTCCGTTGGTCAGCAGTACACGCTGTTGAATTTAGAGGTAACTTAATTGGTAATATTACAGGTACAGTTACAGGTGGTGCTACTAATGCTAATAAATTAACATCAGCAACTACTTTTGAGATATCAGGTGATGTAAGTTCAAATCAGATTACATTTGATGGGCAAGTTGGCGGAACTACAAAAACATTTAACACAGCAATTAGTAATACGTTCATTGCTGGTAAGCAAGCTGTAACAGTTCCTAATAATGATGACGAAATTATCATTAACAGAATTTCAGGTGATGACACAGGTGTGTTTAAGATTTCACAACAGGCACTAGTTAGTAGTGTACCAGTTATACCAGTTGGAACTATTGTACCATTTGGTGGTGTTAATACGCCGGCGGGTTGGTTACTATGCGACGGAGCAGAAGTAAAAATTTCAGATTACTTGGGATTATACAATGCTATATTATTCCAGTTTAAAGATCAAAGCCAGGTTACATCAGGTAATTTTGGTTTACCTGACTTTAGAGGTAGATTTGCTTTAGGTGCTGACAACTTAGGTGGCACAAGTGCTAACAGAGTATCAGATGTTAACGCTGATACAATTGGACTAGCATCAGGTGTTGAAAGTAGAGCAATTGACGTTAAAAACTTACCAGAACACGAACATGATTTAAGATCACCAAAAGGTGCTCAGTTCTATGTTATACTAGATGATAGTGGAGTACAGCAAGATGCTGACACTATTCCGTATGATGCTCCAACAGGATCGCAAGCAGGCCAGGCACGTACTTCATCCGGCGGCGTTCTAAATAGAAGAAATATTCAGTATAACAGTAACACAGGACTAGAAGAATTTGAAACATTTGATATTACTGAACTAGGAACACCATTTAATGTTATGAACCCGTTCTTAACAGTCAAATATATTATCTACACGGGAGTCGGGGGCTAAGATGGCATATCAAATTAATAAAACTAGTGGAGCATTACTTGTTAACCTAGCAGATGGACAAATAGATTCAACATCATCAGATTTATCACTCATAGGTAGAGGATATACAGGGTTTGGTGAAGCAGTTAACGAAAATTTTGTTAAAATACTTGAAAATTTTGCTAACGCATCTGCTCCGGCAAATCCATTAGCTGGACAAATTTGGTGGGATACTAGTGTTTCACGTTTGAAAGTTTATACAGGAACTAATTGGACTACAGGTGGTGGACCTATAGTTAGTCCACAACAACCTGTAATGGTTGCGGGCGACATGTGGATTAACAATGATGCTAACCAACTTTACTTTTTTGATGGCACAGATTTAGAATTAGCAGGACCAATTTATAATGCTTTCCAAGGAAAGTCAGGACCTGAAGTTATAACAGTTCTTGATAACACAGGAACAAGTAGAACGATTGTAAAATATTGGGTAGGTGGAACATTTGTAGGCTTATGGAGCAAAATTGCTTTTACACCACAAAACGTAGATACTATTCCAAGTTTTACAGGTGATGTTGTTAAAGGATTTAACGTTGTTGACGATGACTTTATTTTTGCTGGTACAGCTTCAAAAACATCAGCACTAGTTGATAGTAATAACGTTTCAAGAACAGCGGCACAGTTCCTTGCTAGTGACTCAGATGATGCTACTAGTGGCTCACTTGCTGTAAGAAACAACAGTGGACTTACTATTGGACTAGGTGATAACCACGTTGTTAAGGTTACAAGCCAAGGCGTAATAGCACTTAACGAAGTTTCAAATCAAAACTATACAATACAAGTACGTACATCAAGCGGTATTCAAAGTGCCGTTAGTATTAAGGCAGAAGATAGTAGAGTAGGAATATATAATGATAATCCTTCTTATACATTAGATGTAGGTGGAGATGTACGTGTAGCTGGCAACTTAATAGTAAGCGGCGAAACAGTTAGTGTTGACGTTACAGAATTAAATATTGAAGATAAAAATATTACACTCGCTAAATCAAGTGATAGTACAGTTTTAAATGACACACAAGTTGATGAAGCAGGATTAATTGTACAAAGTTCCGGAGGAAATAAAGAATTCCTTTGGAGATCATCAACATCATCCTGGACAACTAATCAAAGTATTAACTTATTACCAGGAACAAAGATTAAAGCTAACGGAGTTGATATTATTGACGGTACAGGCGCTCCAGGTATTACAAGTATTGGTGCGTTAACATCGGCAAATATTGGTAATATTGCGTTTACTGGCGTTAGATTACAATCAACATCGACAGATTTAAGCGGAAACGGATTAACATTTGATGTAGCAGGTCCAGTAGAACTTACTACAACACAACGTATAACAAATGTAACAGATCCTGTTGGTGCCCAAGATGTTGCTACAAAGAATTATGTTGATAGCCAAATTAATTTAGAAGTACTATCACTAGCATTAGACGTTACAGGACTAGGTACAGCAGGAAGTACTCAACAGCATACAAATATTGCTACTATTGTAAATGATATTGCTCCTGTATCAATAAAAGAGAACGGTACTGAAGCTAGAATACACTGTACAACCACAACAGGTGCTACAGCTACACTAACAGGTGCTTCTTTGAATACAGCGTTTAACGCATCAAACACTTTAGTACAGCAATTAGATAACGATGGTAACGACGATGGGTCGATAAGCGTTATACAAAGTGCTGTATTTAATGACACAACAGGTTCGATTTCTTCGACAGTAACACGAACACTTAAACTATTTAGAATCATTGGCGGAGCTTGGACATATGTTGAAGACTTGACTCCGGGCGCTTTGGTATAAATACATATAACACAATTAGGGGTTTATTTAAATGGCATATGTAATCAATTTAACAAATGGACAACAGTTAACCACAGTTGAAGATGGCACCATTGACCAAAGCACTACTATTAAGCTAGTAGGTAAGAATTATGCTGGTTATGGTGAAATCCAAAACGAAAACTTTGTACATTTGATGGAAAGTTTTTCCAGTGGCAATTCACCAGCTAATCCTTTATCAGGACAGATTTGGTTTGATAGCTCGGTGAAAAAACTAAAGTTTTATGACGGAACAAAATTTAGAACAACAGGTGGTGCTGAAGTAGCTACTACACAACCGGTAGGATTAACTACTGGTGATTTTTGGTGGGATAGTGGCAATAACCAACTATACGCACAAAACGAAGACGGCGGATTTGTCCTAATTGGTCCACAGTCTATAGGTGAAACAGTTAGTGCTATGGTTACAGCACAAGTAAGAGATACTTCACAAAATAACAGAACAATTATTAAAGGTACTGTTGATGACGGAGTTGTGTTTATTGTAAGTAACGCAGAATTTACTATTGACCAAACAGACCCTGCTAACGTAATTACTGGCTATGATGTAATTAGACAAGGTGTTACACTAAGAAATACAACATCAGGTACAAATGGTGTTACAGCATCAGCGCATAGATTCCACGGTACAGCAACTAATGCTGAAGCATTAGGCGGCGTACTTGCGGCAAACTTTGTACAAAATACACCAGGACAAGAAAGTTCATTTGGTGATATTGTTAGATTTTCCGACGCTGGATTTACAGTTGGTGCGGCAAACGATTTAAAGGTTTACATTGATACAGCTGGCGCAGGCAATGAAGGTATTATTGAAAACACTGTAGGACAAAAAATTAGATTTAAAGTTAAGTCTAGTGGGTTTGTAACAACAGAACCATTCCATATTTCATCAGATGGATTAATGCCAACAGCAACTACAACATATGATATTGGTAGTAGTTCAATTAAGTTTAGAAATATATATGCTACATCGTTTAATGGTTTGGCAACTAATGCTACTAACTTACAAGTCGGATCAAATTATAGAACAGGTGATGTTAACCCTACTAATAATACAGTAGCAGTACGTGACTCAAGTGGTAATTTGTCAGCAAATGTATTCAATGGTATTTCAACAAGTGCTAGATATGCTGACTTGGCAGAAGTTTATACAACTGATCAAGACTATCCAACAGGTACAGCAATGTGTGTAGGTGGAGAAGCTGAAACAACAGCGGCAAAAACAAGTAGTCATTGTATTGGTGTTATATCTGCAGAACCAGCATACTTAATGAATAGCGACTGTGATGGACAGGCAATTGGACTTAAAGGTCGTGTTCCAGTAAGAGTAAAAGGTGTTGTAGCAAAAGGTGATCCAGTTTACGCTTGGGAAGATGGCGTATGTTCAACGATTGCGTCAACAGGTTTAGTTGGTATTGCACTAGAGGCTAGTGACGACGAGTCAGAAAAGTTAATTGAGTGTGTACTTAAAGTATAAGTATTAAAAAGGAAGCATTATGGCAGTAGGCGATACAATCACCGCGGCGCGGTACAATAATATTAGAGCAAGAATAGCAGGAGTACTAGGACTAGGATCCGGTGACGAAGGTTACGGGCAAGCAGTAACTAGTAGTACAGTAGCAGTTGGAGCAACAGTAACCGCCTCAGATATGTCAAACCTATCTTCTGATATGACAAAGTGTAGGTTACACCAAACAGGTTCAGTCCCAACAGAGGTAGCAGTTCCTAGTGTTGGCGATACTATTTTAGATTCAAATTCAACTAACAAAGAAGGCTATGCTCAATACGAAGCATTAAGCATTACAGCTCAAGCATCTAGATTAACTGCGGCCGCAAACCAATTAGGTTTACAGTCAGGCACAAGCAGTCAAAGAACAGCAAGCTGGTCAACAGATATTAATCATATTTTTACTGTTACTTTCGGTGGATATTCTGTAACTAACGGCGACGGTAGTACTACAACAGTAAGTGGCGAAAATCATATGCGTGTATATTTTAACGCAGGTGGAACTATTAATTTAAGCGGAACTATTGGTAGTGGTAATTCAACCATTAACAATGACTGGCGTAATTTAATGAATAGTGTTGGTACAGTACAATTTAAAAGATCAACTACATCAAACGGTTCAGTAGGAACTAGTTACGGGTATTCAAATTTACCAACAGGTTATACAACAATCTTTAATAAAACAGCATCAGCATATTCGGCTAATGACTATTTAATTGAAGCAAAAAAGAACGGTAATGTGTTAACATTTAGAATTACATTTAATGAAGATAAAGGTCCTAATCCAAACTTTGACGAAGCAGTTACAGCAACTACAACTAGTACAGCACAGCAAAATAGACCTAATAACTCAAATAGCGTTAATATTACAGCGCCAACTTTCAGTACTACAAACAACCTCTAAGAGTAAATAGTTATACTATAAACTAGGAGTATAACTATGGACGAAAAATTAGAGAAAGCACTAGACTTCTCAAATTTTACTGCTACCCTTAACTCTCAGAAGCGTATACTTCTTGAAACTTATCACGGTGATCTTATTTTATATTACAAAGGTGGGAAGTTTAGTATTACAAAAGAAGTATTAACTTTCTGTCATATGTTAAAGACACCAAACACTGTGTTAATCGATGACAATAATACTCCTATTCAAATTGACGACTTAGAAGACTTTACAACTTTAGCTCATCAAAAGTATGCTGATGCTACAAACAAGTATCTTACAAGTTATAAAGAGATTAGCAAAAATCGTAGTGTAGAAGGTTTGGTACATGTCTAATGGTGTTTTATGCTTTGCTCATAATAACGGAAAAGTTGATTATATCAAGCAAGCAATAGAATTAGCTAAACGTGTACGCAAGTATTTAAACTTACCAACAACTCTAGTAACATCTACAATTAGTGAATTACAAGATACTAATGTATTTGATAAAGTAATTGAAATAGCTGATGACAATAATAACGTGAAGCGTTACTATAACGGTTCTTTACATCATCAACAGTTATCATTCAAAAATAATGATAGAGTAAACAGTTACGATCTGTCTCCGTATGATACTACTCTTGTTCTTGATACAGATTATATTATCTGTAATGATTCTTTTAAACATGCGTTTGATAGTGTACATGACTTTCAAATTTATAAAGACGGTGTTGATTTATGCGAATGGCGAAACTATAAAGAGTTCGATTATATTAACGATACTGGTATTCCATTTTATTGGGCAACTTGTTTTTGTTTTACAAAGACACACGAAACAAAGACATTTTTTAATTTACTACAACATTTAGTAGATAATTGGAAGCATTACGAACAAGTATATAATTTAGGTAGTAGGAATTTTAGGAATGATCATGTGTTTAGTATTGCTATACATATGATGAATGGATTTATAGACGGTGACTGGGCAAAAATTTTACCAGGCAAAATGTTTTATACACTAGATAAAGATATTATTAAAACAATTAATGATACTTCACTTACATTTTTAGTAGAAAAGGAAAAATATACAGGTGAGTATATACTAGCATCAACTAATAATTGTAATGTACATGTTATGAATAAGTTTAGTTTAGGAGAACTTATAAATGACTAAGGGATATATTATGGTAGCAATGGGTGATGACTATGTAAAGCAAGCATACTTGTGTGCTAAAAGTATTATTGCTACACAATCTATTAAAAATGTATCTTTAGTAACAAGTGATGTAGTTCCAGAAGAATATAAATCTGTTTTTGATAAAATTATAGAAGTACCTTGGCATGATAAAGAAGCAAGGAGTTTTTATAAAACAGAACATCGCTGGAAAGTGTTTCATTTAACACCCTATGATGAAACAGTTGTATTAGATACTGATATGATATTTTTAACAGATGTTTCACATTGGTGGAAATACTTCGCACAAAATAGTATAGGGTTTGTTAGCAATGTAAGAGACTATAGAAATAACATTATAACAAATAATTATTATAGAAAAGTTTTTACAGCAAATAATTTACCTAATATTTACTGTGCGTTTCATTACTTTAAAAAAGATGATACAGCATTAAAATATTATAAAACACTTAATAATATATGCGAAAATTATAAAGACTTTTACAAAATATATGCTCCTAAGCAACTACCTGGTTTAAGTAGTATGGATGTAAACCATTCAATTGCTTTATTACATAACGGAATACAGAACTACACATACACATCTGCCTCATTTGTACATATGAAAAGTAAAGTACAAGGGTGGGAAGATTCAACAGATAGTTGGACTGACACTGTTCCATATTATATCAATGATGAATTAAAAATTGGAAACTATAAACAACACGGTCTTTTTCATTATACCGAAAATAGTTTTTGCGAGGAGGCTTTATGTTACATGTAAAAGTAGATACTCCACAGTATATTTGTTTTGATCAAAAAACCGGAGAAATTTTTAGTATAGGTCCTAGTATTGAAGAAGGACATCAGTATATACAAGTTACTGAGGAAGAAATTGAGCCTATTAAATCCTTTAAAGAGAAAATGACTGATTATATTGTAGCATATAATCGAACTGAAAAGAAATTTGTACTAAAAAAGAACATCTATATTGAAAATGAATCTCAATTTACAGAATTACAGCCTGTAGATGAATTAGTTATGTATGATTTGCTTTTAACGGTTGACAAAAAGGCTAAAAGATGTTATATTAGTACAGGTATCGAGTTAATAGATACTATGAAGACTACAAATGTAGATTTACAAAAAGAGATTACTTTTAGTTTTACAAAAAAAGGTGATCCACATGTACTATATGATATGGTTACATTTAATATTGCTAATCCAAAAGAAGCAACAGTTAATGTAGACGGCGTGTATAGTGTATATGCCAGTAGTGACATGGCAACGTGTATGTACAAGGAATTATGATGAAATTAAAAATAGCAGAATTAGATATAATTTATTTAAGTTATGATGAACCAAACGCTGAAGAAAATTATGCCGACCTATTAAGTAAAGTGCCGTGGGCAAAACGTGTACACGGAGTACATGGTAGTGATGCCGCCCATAAAATATGTGCTGAACAAAGTGAAACTGATAGATTTATCACTGTTGACGGCGATAACACTATTGATCAAAAATTTTTAAATCAAACTATTGATCTTGGACAATCAGATATGTCAAAGTGTGTAATTAGTTGGTGTGGCAAAAATATTATCAATGGACTTACATACGGCAACGGCGGACTTAAATGCTGGCCAAAAGAATATGTCTTAAATATGCGTACACATGAAAACGCAAGTCCGGATAATCCACACGCACAAGTAGATTTTTGTTGGGATGCTGAGTATATACAAGTAAGAGATGTATTTAGTACTACACATAATAACGCAACTCCTTATCAAGCATGGAGAGCAGGCTTCCGTGAAGGTGTAAAGTTATCATTAGATAGAGGTGAACGTATTTCTAAAGAAGATTTTTTTACAAGGAATCATTATAAAAATTTACACATGCTATATGTATGGATGATGGTAGGTAGTGATGTAACTAACGGTGACTGGGCTATACTTGGCGCACGTGAAGGACTAATAGCAACAATGTTAGACGATTGGGACTATATTAAAGTAAGAGATTTTAATGAACTAAATGAAGTATGGGCAAATAGAGATGAAATGCCGCCAGAGGTATTAACTGATGAAATTTTTATTAGCGGTTCTAGGATTATTAATGAATTAGAATGTCCTATCGCTATACAACCTTTTACTCAAGAGCAGAGCGAATTTTTTAAAACTGTTTACCAAGGACCACAAATAAGATGAAAACTCCGGAAAATCCTATTATTGTAAAAGACAAACTAGATAGTGTTGGTTGCGGCTTTTGCCTTGCTAAATGGACACAAGTTACTATTCATTTAGGTAGTGGTATCAATCATAGTTGTCATCATGTTAAAGCACATAAGATTGATTTAGAAGAATTAAAAAATAATCCTAACGCACTACATAATACAGGCTTTAAAAAACAAACTAGAAAGCAGATGCTTAATGGTGAACGTCCAGGAGAATGTGATTACTGTTGGCGCATTGAAGATAACACAGATAACTTTAGTGATAGAGTCTATAAAAGCGGAGATTTGTTTAGTTGGCCAGACTTTGATACAATATCAACATCAACCGGAGATGAAGATTTTTATCCTCGTTTTGTAGAAGTTAGTTTTGGAAATGTATGTAATTTTAAATGTGCGTATTGCGGTCCGCCATTTAGTAGTAAGTGGACAGAAGAAGTAAAAGCCAAAGGGCCGTATGATATAAAGACCTGGCAATATAATGTAATTAACCCTGATGAACAACCTATTCCTGAGCGTGAAGAAAATCCTTATATTGAAGCATTTTGGAAATGGTTTCCAGAAGCAGTAAAACATATGACTACTTTTAGAATTACAGGCGGTGAACCTCTCCTTAGTAAACATACTAAGAAAGTGATTCAATACTTAATAGATAATCCACAGCCTAAACTTAAATTTGCTATTAATACTAATGGATGTCCGCCTAAAGGACTTTGGGAAGAATTTACACAGTTAATTAAACAACTAGAAGATACTAAAAGTATTAAAGAATTTACATTGTATACTAGCGCAGAAAGTACAGGTATACAAGCAGAATATAGTAGAGACGGAATGGATTGGCATCAATTTACAGATAACGTTGAATACTTTGCTAGAAATACTAGAAGTAAAGTTAGTTTCATGAGTGCGTTTAATATCTTTAGTTTACCTACATTCAAAGATTTTTTAATATGGGTATTACATTTAAAAGCAACTTACAGTGGAGAAAACAGATGGAACCAACGTATTCTAATAGATATTCCTTATGTACGTAATCCGGCATTCCTTGATATCAAGATTGCTAATCCACAGATAGTAGATGATTATTTAAGACCAGCACTAACGTTTATGGAGCAAAATACTGATCCACGTGGATTTAAAACAGTTGAAACAGCAAAGCTAAAACGTATTGTTGAGGATGTTGATCACAGATTTAACAACAAAGATAAGTTTTGGAAGGAACAACAAGAAGCACAAAATATGTTTTTTAAATTTATTCTTCAGTATGATCGTAGGCGTCAACGAAATTTTTTAAATACATTTCCTGAGTACGAGGGATTTTTTGAGATTATTAAAAATGTATGATATTATTTTTATAAGCTATCACGAGCCAAATGCTGAAGAAAATTTTAAAGATTTGTATGACAGATTTAATACAGTTGGAGTTTTTGGTGATAGGGTTAAACGTATTAAAGACGTTGAAGGTATACACAATGCTCATGTCGAAGCGGCTAAAATAGCAAATACTAGTTACTTCTATGTAGTTGATGGTGACGCACAGGTCGTACAGGGCTTCAAATTTGCTCATACAGCGGAGGAAAGTGATGTAGTACACGTTTATCATAGTAGTAATCCAGTCAACAGTTTAACGTATGGTTACGGCGGTATTAAGCTATTACCTACTACACTTACACGTAATATGGATACAACAACTACTGACATGACTACAAGTATTAGTGATAAGTTTAAAGTAATAGACGAAGTCAGTAACATTACAGCATTTGATACAGATTCTTTTAGTACTTGGAAAAGTGCTTTTAGAGAATGTGCTAAATTAGCAAGTAAAACAATAAACAGACAAGAAGAAGGAGAAACAAATGAACGACTTGAAACTTGGACTACTTATGCTACTGGAAGTTATAAGCGAGATGCGTTACGAGGTGCTCGCGACGGCATGCGCTTTGGCATTTCTAACAGCTCTGATCTTGAGCTAATAAATAATTTTAGTTGGTTAAGGAATCGGTATGAGAACAATTAAAACATTAGAACAACTAAAAAGTGAAGAATACAGGACAGTAGATTTTTATCTATCTAAGTCATGTAATAAGAGTTGTCACTATTGTACCGCTTGGACATTAGAAATGCGTTACTTAGATACTGATATGGATCTAGTAAGAACTATTCTAAAAGGACTTGCTCCGTATAAGACACGTATCTGCTTATTAGGTGGAGAGCCAGGACTTATTAAAAATTTAGATGAAATTATAGCAGAGATCAAAAAATATCCTAATTTAATTCCGCAAGTGTTGTCTAATAGTTTAGTGCGTAAGTTTTATCCACACATACTTGAAGACCCCGAAGTTATCTATATAGAACACTTAATATTAGATTTTTATGATGACCGAATTGAAAAATTAGGAAACTATGATTGGTTTGAACCTAACGATTTAAACAACTACAATCTTATTATTGAAACGCCTGGTTACTTTGAATATAGAGATAAACATGACATAAGTCATATTGATCATAAGAATACAGAATTTAAAGAGTACAATTCAAGATCACCTGACTTTTTTAGTGATCATGAACTAGAGCAAGCACCTGAATTAGAAAGACGTATTTGTGCTAAGTTTCCGCAAGTACCTGTGTTTGATTTTGAAATACAAAAGATTAGACATTGTAGTAGAAAAGCAATTAATGGATCGCGTGAGTTTGATATTACAATAGAAAATATTACTAAAATGATGGAACACGATTTATTTAAATTTGAAAAATATTGTACAGCATGTATGGATATTATTCCACCTCGACCAAAAGGACGTAGACAAGCAATATTAGAAAAAATAGCATTAGAGGAAATAAAATGAAACTATTTTCTGTAGCATTAAATATGCATGACCATAATACTTATAACGGAGAAACACATTTACAAGTCGAAAGACAGACACGTAGAAAACATAATTTAAATACTGATCCACATGATGGAAAGCCTAGTAGAGAATTTTTTGAGCAGTATGTAAAGACAGAAGATGAAACTTTATGTTTTACAGTTTCTAATTTAGGACAAGAATTTGTAATTGATCTTATCGAACAAAAATTTGGTACAAAAGATTTTTTAAATTTTAAACCTACAAACTTATGGGATGCCAGACATTGGAATAACTTTTATTATATTGACCATCATCAAAGTCATGCCGCATACGCTTTTTTAAGTTCTGGATATGAGCAGTCGGACATACTTGCTATTGACGGTAAAGGTTGGAAATTTAATTGTGTGTTTATTGACAAGCACGGACATATACATAATTTATCAGATAAACTATCAATTGGCGGATTGTGGAACAGACTATCACAAGACTTAGGATTTGGTTACTTAGGTGCCGGTAAAGTTATGGGTCTAGCAGGTTACGGTCAGTACGATTATCAAATACATGCTTTAATTGATTATTATATGAACAATGACTTTGAATTACCCGATTGGTCAAAGAAAGTTTTAGATAAGCATTTAAAAGAAGATGTTGCTTATACGCTACAATGGGTAACTGAAGACTTGATTAAAAAATATGTATATCCTTTAAAAACATGCGACAACTTGTGTGTAGCAGGTGGCGTTGCGTACAATGGCTATATGAATGAAATGTTTACTAAGCACTATACAAATGTACATGTTCCACCAGCAGTAGGCGATGAAGGACAAGCACTAGGTACGTATATGCACGCTGACTATGTGTTAAATAAAAATGTACATATACCTAATACAGCATCAGGAAAACATTTTGAATATTCTTTATCAGATAATTTTTCTAACTTAGATATTAAACAAGTAGCACAAAGTATTGCTGATGGGAAAATTGTTGGATGGTTTCAAGGGTTATCTGAAAGCGGTAATAGAGCATTAGGAAATCGTAGTATACTTGCTGATCCTCGTAATCCTAATATCAAAAATATCATTAACACAACTATTAAGAAGCGTGAAGACTTTAGACCGTTTGCGCCAAGTGTGTTAGAAGAACACTATCAAGAATATTTTGATACTAATCAGCCAAGTCCATACATGAGTAGGATTATGCCAGTTAAGTCAGACAAGATTCCGGGTGTAACACATGTTGACGGTACAGCAAGAATACAAACTGTAAACAGAGAGCAAAACGAAAAGTTTTATGATCTTATAAATGAGTTTTATAAAATTACAGGCATACCAATGTTACTTAATACAAGCTTCAACTGCCAAGAACCTATTGTAGAGAATCCATATGAAGCATACGAAACTTACGAAGAAACTGCTATTGATATACTCGTAATAGATGATAAGATGGTTAGCAAATGATAGACGAACAAATTTTTAGAAACGTTGTTAAAGAAATAAAAGAAAATTCAGAATATTCACATGACTTAATTGATTCGTTTAGTGATAATCAATTTTTAGCAAAAGATAAAATTGTTTCGGCAGTATTAGAACATGTTAATAAACAATCAGAAGTTATTATATTCGGAAGCTGGTACGGAAGTATTTTAATTCCAAAATTATCTAAACATGTAAAAGAGATATCCTGTATTGATTTAGATAGCCGTGTCTTAAAAACATCAAAAAATAGATTATTTAATCACCTTAAAAATATAGAATATATACCAGGTGATATTTTTGAACTAGATTTAAAAAGATATCATACTGCTAGTTTAGTTATTAATCCTAGTTGTGAACATATGAGGCCGATGAAAGAATGGCAGTATTGGAAAAAAGATATGACATTTGCGTTAACTAGTAACAACATGTACGATATTGAAGGACATATTAATTGTGTAAGCAGTATTCAAGAATTTAAAGATCAATTACCTAATAACTCTACAATATTAGTTGAAGACGAGATAAAAGATACTAGAGGTACACGTTATATGCTAGTTGGTAGGATTACCGTTTAGTACTACTTTTATATTTTTATCAAACGTAGGAAAATTCCAGTGTTCATCTAATTCGCCTGTTCTAAATTTCTCTGGCACATCTTTGTTTAATACTTCTGAATGTTGAATACGATTTAGTTGTTCATTAGGAAAACCTACACCTACAAGCAATTTAGGATTTTGTTTTATTCCGAGTATGTCACGTATTGGTCTTGTATCTAGTGCCGAACAAATTCCTGTTTTATATCCAAGTAGTCCTGCTGAAAGTATAAGTTCACCAACTGATATGCCCATAGAATATGCTACCTGTTCGCCGTATACTTTTGCCGCATTACTATTTGGATTTTCTTTTGCCGCCCGATGCTGACTTCCACGAGTATTGCCTTGTTCTACAACATATACAAATAGTGCGTTAGCATAAATTTGAGAGTTAGTTATTGACTTAGTATCGTTTTGTATAAAAACATCATTTTCTACTTTAAAACTTTCATCTTGATCTTGTTTATCTCGGATCATTGTAAACTTTTTTGTATGATTATATATTTGTTTAATTATATTTTGATCAGTATATACATGTAAACTATAGTGTGTTTCGTTTTGTTTTGTTGGAGAGTTAACAGCGGCTTGTATAAGTGTATCTAAATCTTCTTGAGGTATAGATTTAGTTAGGTCATAATTACGTTGTGCCCTGTTAGTAATTTTAGAAGCATTTTTTATTTGATCTCTTATATCCATTTTAATATCTTTTCCAAATTTGGTTTAAGGTCTTCAGCAAATAATAATTCAGTTACTTTATTTCTTCTCGGTACATCACAGTAGCCCATAGCACCAATTAATATCGGATTGTGTTTAATTGTTGGAAGTGTAGACCAATGTTTAACTTTACTAGGAAAGCAACCGTTGTAATTAACGTCTATTCCTTTTTCTAAAGCAAACGCAGATAAGTTAGCCGCAAATAAACCTACTTCAGTTGAGGCAGATCTTAATATAGAATCTAGTTCTGATTCGTGCATTTGTTCATAGTAACTATTTTCGTCATTAATAGTTCTTTGTATAAACGGATTAGGTTCACACAATCGTTGACTAAAAATAATTGTGTAGGGAGCGTTTTTTAAATAAAGGAAGTTTGGATTATGACCGTCTTCTGTATGTCCTTTAGTAGCATTTTCGTTTACATTTTTTTTGTTCATTCTAGCCAAGTTGTAACAAGCAAGTTTTTCTTGTTTAGCATTAGGTCCTAGAATAGTAATTTCATAAGGCATAAAGTTCTGCTTTGACGGCGTTACTTTCCAGGCTTTAAATAATATCTCTTCTATGTCACTTTGAGGCGGAACTTCTTCTTTAAATCGGTATACATGTTTTCTTGAATCTAACAGTTGTAATAAATCCATTATTTGTTAAACCTCACTATAGTATCTAAACTAGGTTTGTTTTCCCAGTGTATGTCATTTGGGTCTACACTGTTACTAGCAAAGTAATCTTCACCAGGAGCCACATGCCCAATTTGTACAACCATAATAGGTGCTTCTGTAATGTCAGGAAGACTATCCCAACTTAGCCCAACCTTATTAATATCTTTACTATATCCACCATTCCCATCTTTCCATACCCATTCAGGAAAAGATTTAATATACGAAATTGCTAAGTCATTTTCTAAACAAAGTCCGGCTAAACATTTTATAAACATACCAATTTCAACAGAAGAAAGTTTAGTATTAGATGCTCCTCTATATCTTTTTGGACAAACTTGTGTAAACCTAGCTTCGTCTGTTATGTTATGTAACTTAGCATATTCTTTTATAAAATTATTAGGCTCACACAATCTTTGTTCAAATACTAATACCCAAGGAGACAATCTCATATCGTTGCCTTGGTCATCTAAAACATGTTCGTTAACATTTATGTTGCCCATTGCTGTTTTAATCATTCCTTTTTTATTTTCACTATCCATGTGATTAACAGAGCCTGTTTTAAATAAAGCACATATTTGTCCTATGATTTTTCTTTCTTCTAAATCGTCTGGACCATACGCATGAATCTTAAATGGAAATAAATTTTGTTTTGAAGGAGCAATTTTCATTGTCCGTTTTAATAAATCTTTTATTGTTTCTTTAGAAGGTAACCTTTTTTGATCCCATCTTGCTCGTATCTGTCTTCTCTTGCCAAATAATTCTTCTATCATAGGTTTTCCTTCACTACATTAATAATATCATTTACTTCGTTATCTGTAAGGTAAGCATGTACAGGTAACGATAAAACCGTGTTAGATGCCGTCTTAGACGCTGTGCAAGCGTCTCTCCTGCTGGTTAAGCTGTCGTACATAGTATTTGCGCTCAAAGGTGTTTCGTAGTGTATACTGGCGTTTAAAGCAGTTTTTACACGTTTTCTAGTCTCTTTGTCGTTAAACCGTACTACATATTTATGGTAGTTGTGATTAAGTCCGTTTGACATTGTTTGTGTTACCATAGGCAAATCACTAAATGCTGTATTATATTCTTGTGCTATTTGCTGTCTACGTTCTTGATTACGTTCCGCATGTCGCAATCGTAGGTTAATTATTTCAGCGTTGAGTACATACATGCGACTGTTGTATCCTAGCATACTAAAGTCTTTGTCTTTACCATGACGTCTAATTACTTTTACACGACGAGCAATTTCTTCATCATCTGTAAGTACAACTCCGCCGCCGTTAATACCAGCAATAACTTTGTTACTGTTAAAACTGTACACTGAACAGTCTCCAATAGTACCTGCTCGTACTCCGTGTAAACTACTGCCTAAACTTTGTGCCGCATCTTCAATAAACAATATATTTCTGTCTTTACAAAATTGTTGG